GTTGTTTTACCCAGTCACGTCCGCCGATGGTGAACCGACGCGCGTCCTCGCGCCCAAGATCGGACGCACGCTCGGAAAAATCGGTTTCAGCGCCGGCATGGTCGCACCATCCGCGTCGGCCGAACGGATGCGCAGTATCGCGCTCAGTATGTCAAGGGACGCCCATTTCGTACCCTTCGTGCGTGAGTACATTGCCACGGTCATGCGCGTCACCGACGGGATCACGGCATCTGAAGCCGCGGTCCACCGGCACATGATGGGACCAAACAGATGGTACAAGGGCGACCGCGAGCTCGACGCGTTTATGACCGAGCGCTACGGCCCAGGCATTCATAACATTCTCGACGCCTACATCAACCTCCTCGAGCAAGTCCAGTCCATTCCAGTCATCATCAGTATGCCGGGCCTCGACGAGATCTTTCGCATCGACAACGGCCGACTCGACCCTGTCTTTGCGCACCTGTCACAGCCCGACAAACCGCCGTCGTCCAGCGCACCCGATCCGGGGCGGCCCAAGCCCCCAACCACGCCCAACGTGCCTCCGCATTTCACGTTCGAGCGCCCGCCACAGGCAAGCGACTTCGGCGACCGCAAGACGGCGGTCGACGGCAAGATCATCGCCCCAAACCCACGCCAACGCGTCCGCGACAAAACCGAGACGACCGACAAGCCCGTGTGCGCAGCGTTCCGGAACACCGGCAAGTGCAAGTACGGTGACCTGTGCAAATTCTCACACACCACGGGAGAAAAGGTGGCGTTCCCGGAAAAGAAGACCAAGAACGAGAAGAAACGCGACACCTCCAAGGTTCACTTCGCCGAGGGCAGTGCCCAATGGCTGGTCTGGCAGTGGTACCGGGCCGCCAGCCGCGTCGCGGTCGTTGCGCCCGTCGCGGCCCAGACGGCGGTGGTCGTGGTCGTTTCACCCATCATGGAAGAAGCCCTCCGTGCCTATTCGCCGCTTCTCGGCGCCCTTCTAGGCGCGGCGGAATACACCGCCAGGCTCGCGCTCAGCGGCCCCGTCGCCGGCCTGCCCGCCTTGGCTATGCACCTCGTGTTTTCCGCGCTGCCGAACGCGCCCGCGCTCTTGCCGGTCAAGATCGTGCTGCACGCCCTCTGGAATTGGTATGCCAGTGTGGTGGCCGTGCGGAACGTCACTGTCCTCCGTGTGTTGCGGCAGTTGCGAAGCATCGACCCGATCGACGTGGGGGACGCCTGTATCCTGGCCGTTGGTCTTAGACTTGCACACAGACACTACAGTTCAGCGCACGATGGGACTCCGCCGACCCCAGACCGCCGCGAGGCGAGTGTGCAACCACTACCCCCAAACCCAAGTCTACGGCTCACGACGTCCAATCTCACCGCCGCCGAAGCCAAACGGATAGCCTACCAAGCCCTGTCCGACGCGCGCAACACCGTCGATAGCGTTGTGTTTAACAAGTACGGCTATTTCGGAAACGCACCGAGCCCACAATCACGCCTTAAGGAACGCATCAACGT